CTTTCTTCGCGGGTAAATAGGTGCACCTAGCCGGCCGCTGCGCCCGCGAAGGCGACAGCGACCGGTCGGTGCTGGGGTGGCTTGCGCCGAAATGGAATGCCGGCGGCGCCGGCGGTTGATTACAGGGTGGAATCCTGCCAAGCGATCGTGGTGCTATCGAACTGGGCGTCGGTCGCGTAGGAGCGCAGCACGTCGAACGCGCAGGTGACGATCTTGTTTTTCTCGCCGTCGTCGACCTTGGCGGAGGTGATCTTGATTCGACCGGTCGAGATCGCGATGCAGTCGGCCAGCGGGCCGCTACCGGCAGCCATTACATACGCCAGCGAGACCTCGATTTCCTTTTTGAAGTAGTCGAGGTAGGTGCTGTCTTGCATCAGCACCGTGAATTGCCCCGAGCCGACGACTTTGCCGCGCGACGCGGCGGTGGCGTACTTGGTACCGATGACGCTGTCCAGCTTACCCTGGCCGTCGATGCTCAGCGACATGCCCGTGCAGATCTGCGATGGAGTGCCCGCCACCGACAGCATCGCGGTGGCGCCGGAAAACTTACCGGTACCGGGCGCGGCTGCAGGCGCTGCGAAGTATGGCGCCGGCGTGGTGTCCAGCTCCTTTTTGCCCATCAGGGTAAAGTTCAGGGTGGTCAGGCCGTTCGGCTGGATGGACAAGTCACCCTTGCTGACGAAGTTGTCCACGAAAACGCGATTCACCGAAATGCCGGGCTCCTGAACTTCCGCAGTGAACCAGTCGCGAGTGTGACCCGTCAGCGGCGTGAACGTGCGTTTGCCAGGGGCTGCGATCGCGACGTTGTCGCCGGCCGCCTTGGTCACGATGCTGCTGCCGTCCAGGAACTGGCCGGACAGCTTGCCGGCGGTCACAGCGGTCAGGAAGAAATTCTTGCCGTTGTTTGCCGTTGCCGGCGCCGCGAAGCCGGTGATTCGCACCACCGTGCCGGCGCGGTGACCGTCAGCGAGGAACGAGCCGGCGGAGCGGGTGAAGCCGTCGGCGACGGCCGCGATCGTGGCAGCTGCTGCTGTGGTGCCGGCCACGGTAAAGTCACGGCGCAGCAGCGCGGCAATCAGATCCGCGTAGGTGCCGCAGGAAGCTTCCGCGTTCAGCGCGCCAGCGACACGGAAATTACCCAGGCGCGTGTCGCCCTGCTGCTGGCTCTGGTCAATTTCGTTGGAGCTGTATTTATCAGCCTCCGTGTCGAAGGTTGCGGTGACACGTGGGTACACCTTGCCGCCGCCGGCCAGCGCCTGGGTGCCTTCCCCGCTTTGCTTAGCCAGCACCAGCAGGCTGTCAATACCGTTTGCAGTGGTCGTCATGTGATGCCTTTCAGAAAAGAAAAAGGCCATCACATGGATGGCCAGAATGAAAAAACCGCCTCTCGGCGGTTTCAGTGGTTATTCGGTAAAAATGTCGGCGTGCCAGCGGACACGACAGGTTTGACGCCAGCGCCCCTCCTCCGGCGCGCCAGCCGCGATCTCCGGCGTCTTGTCGATCTGGACTTCAACGCCGCCATCGGTGAACACGGCACCGCGCTTGAACAGCGCGCGGATCTGCTCGGCGCGCAGCGCGCAGTCGAGGGTGCCGGCCAGCAGCGGATACTGCAGGTCGACCTGGAACACACCGGCTTCGCGGTGGAAGGCCTGGCCCATCACCGGGTTGCTCGGCTCGGCCACCAGCAGGTAGGCTGCACAGTACGGCACGCCGTCTTCCGGTTCGTACCGCTCGCCGTTCTCGTGCACGATCTCGATCGCCGGCGTGAGGCTGGCCAGCGCATCTTCCAGCGCGTTTCGGATGTTCGGAATGCTCATAGGGCGTATGTTTTAAAGCCTTGCGCGAAGTCATCGGCGCTGGTGCCGGCGCGGATGCCGTTGACCACGTTGTCGACGATCACCTGCCACTCAACGACGGTCAGCGCAACAATGCTCATAGGCGCCTGCTTCGACCAGCCCTGCTCCAGGCGCACCGCGTAAGGCATGTTGTTTCGAAAATGGATCACGTCGCCAGCTTTCGCCGCGGCGATGATCGCCTTGTGGGCTTCCAGCGTGATATTGCCGCTCGGGTCGACCACGGTGCCCAGCGAATTGTCCGGCGAGCCGATGGATACCATCCAGGCGCCACGGAACCGCCCACCAACGTAGCCGGCGCCGGACGTGCGGTAAGTCGACGCGCCCTTGCTCAGGAAGCCCAGCTGCCAGTTCGCCTTCGGCCCGGCCGCGCTGAACTTGCCGAAGACCTTCGGCTTGTTCGGGTTCACCTTCCAGGTAGTCGGGTCGCCAACCGGCGACCGGTACATCAGCTTGCCGTCCACGGCCAGCGCGCAGTAGCGAACGGCCGTGTCGAGATCCCCTTTCGTCTTGTCGACCCAGGCCCGAATCTGCAACGCGAACGAGGCCATCAGATCCGCGCCACCAGCTGCCACATCACCACCACGCCGCCCGGCGCCACCTTGTCGATGTTCTTCACCTTGTACGTGACGCCGCCGGCCAGCACCAGGTCGTCCTCCTTCATCGGTGGCAGGGCGATGCCGGTGTCATCCAGCGCCGACATCAGGATCTTGCGGTCGCCGGACTTGATCAGCGTGCCGTTGATCGTTCCCACGCCAAGGTCGTGCGCGGTGACACCGGTTTCGATGCCCCATGCGTGCTTGGTGATGGGCTCGCCCGGGATCTGGGCGCCGCCGACGTAGGTGCCGGGCTGCTTGAAGGTCAGCGTCAGCAGCTGGCCGGAGCGGCGGAACGTCTTGTCGGTGCTCTTGGCCTTGGCCGCGTAGTTGCTCATGCCTTCGTTTCCAGGTAATCGTGCGGCGGTGTCTTCTGGAAGCGGACTGCCTTGATGGTGGTCTTGCCGTCGATCAGCGCGCGCAGCACCCGGTGCCATCCATCCATGATGAAGCCCTTCTCGCACATGATGACCGGGTAGCTCGTATCGACATCCATCGCGCGGCGCATGTGGAATGCCAGGCCGAAGACTGAGCCCTCCGGCGTCCACACCTCGGTACCCAGATAGATTGCGGCCAGCGGCAGGTCGAACGGCACCAGGTCTTTCGCCTGCGCTATCAGATTGGTGACCGACCAGACCTTCCCGTCAGTCGAATAGGTGTTCTCGTGCACAGCGCACCCCTCGATCTTCACCACTGGATAGCCGCTCATCCGCGCACCAACTTTCCAGACGTGCCCGAGCCGCACAGGTACGGCGCCAGCATGCCGTCCACGGCCGTGTAGCGCGGGCGCTCCGGCGAGCCCTCCTCGTAGATCGTGGTGATCGGACCGACCGTGTCCTGCTTGATGGCGCGCTCCAGATCGGGCATCAGCTCGGTGCCGCCGGCGGCGCGCACGGCCAGGTCGATGCACGCGTTCACCACCTCGGTCGGCACGATGGTGCTCAGCACCGGGAATTTATCAACCATCACATTCCAGCGCGGCCAGTCCAGCGCCTGCGCCTGGTAGACGCGGCGGCCTGCCCAGCGCTGACGATAGGTCGTCAGCATGAACTGGGTGGCATTGCGCAGCGCGACTTCCTTGTCGGCCTCCGCGCGCGGGGCCCAGTCGGTCACGCCCAAGGCAGCGCAGCGCGCATCAGCGGCCGCCACGCTGGCGTAGCTCTCGGCGTTTGGCAAGCCGGCGCCGGTTTCGGTGTTTAGCATGCATTTCTCCGCGCGAAAATCCCTGCTTACGCCGGCTTTTCGATAGTATAAATATATTAATAAGTTGCAATTAATGCATGTACAATGAACGTTCTAAAACTACTGAAGGTAGAGATAACGATGAAAAATATTCTGCGCTCGATCGCACTCGTCTGCGCGACTATCACTGCGACACTTTTCACGTCGTACGCGATTGCGGCACCGATTGATGTGAGCTACACCGTGAACGGCTCTGCGAACAACTGGACTTACGATTTCAGCGTCACCAATAATTTAAATGCCGGTTCGCTATATTTCTTCGGTGTTGAGCTTAAAAACCCAACGACCGGACGTCAAAGCGGCGACTTCGACTACGGAATCTGGGGCACTTGGACTAACGCACAGATAGGGGGATCGGATCGAATCTACACAGCAAATTGGGTTGATGGCAAATTTCTTAATATGCTTGCTGGTGGGGATACCGCGCACTTCGTCGTGTCCGAAACGAGCCTCTCCCTACAACCCCAGGTCAATTGGTTCATGTTCGCCATCGGAGCCAATTACACGGGACCGCATTTCTACAACAGCACTAATCCCGGCATAGAAGGCGTGGCGGTTCTGCCGGTCCCAGAGGCAGAAACCTATGCCATGCTGCTCGGCGGCCTAGGCTTACTCGGCGCCATCGCGCGGCGCCGCAAGCAGTCCTAAATGCTTCGCATGAACAGCCCTTCGGGGCTATTTTTGTCTCGAATCCAGTCAGGCCGGCACCGGTTTCGATAATCAGTGTCATGTTGATTTATCTCGCTGAGAGGCGTGGCAGCACTGCAGCAATGTACTGCGCAAACTTCAGGTGGCCAGCGTCGTTCGGATGAATTTTGTCGGACATGAATGGCGACATGTTCGCCGGTGTGTTGGTCGCCGCAGCGGGCGCAGTGAAAATTCCATCCGCTTGCAGCATCGGATCGACGCACAACTTGATACCCATCGAGCGGTAATTCGCCATGACGTACTTATTAAATGCGAGCAGTTCGGCGTTGCCTGCTGGCAGATCGCTCTGATAGATGCCGGGCGTCATATTAAAGCGCGGGATCGTCAGAAGCATCACAATCTTCCATGGGTGGACCGCCAACACTTCGGCGCAGTACCCCGCCAAATCAGCAGCGGCCTGTAAGCCGGTGCGGCCCGGATTGTTGCATACCGTGTTGGTGCCTTCCAGGACGAACAGAATATTCGTCTTCCCTGGCGCCCACAGCGGGTCGAGGAAAGCCGCACGGCGGCCGCGCATGCTCGCCGTCGTAGCCGGCGACTGCCCAATGGTCTGACCGCTTACGCCGATGTTGGCGATCACGGTCCGGCCATTGATCGGCGGGATTAGCCCGAGTTGTGAAACCATCCCCTTCGCTGCTGTCGATGCACCAACATTGGCAACGATAGAGTTCCCATCGAATACACAGTTCAGGTCCGCAGTCGCGAAATTAACCGGCGGAGATCCTTGGCGGAGCGCTTCGATCATGCCAGGCCCGTGGTGGTCAGGTTGGTGAACTGAGCAGCGAAGGCGGTGCGAACAAACACATACAGCACGCCGGTAGACACACCTGTGAAGCTTCGAATATTGGTCCATGTCGCGCCGCCATCTTTCGACACATCGAAGAGCAGCGAAGAGCCGACGCGGCTGACACGCTGATAGTCGTTTGCGGCGCCCAGAACCGCTGAAGCGGGACCAGCCGCGCCATTCGTGAAGGTGCTGTATCCGGCCGGATGGTTGACCAGAGCGTAATCCATAGTCCCATAGCGCATGCCTGAAGCGTTGGATGCATCAACCGACAGCAGCGTTTCTGGTCCGGTAGTCGCCACCGGCGTCGTCAGCGCTTGCATCGTTACCGATCCATCAACGCCATTTTGGAAGGCTACAGTCAAGCGACCTTCACCATCAACCCCGTTTGAACCTGAAAATTCACCACCCGTGCCGGTGTAAGTGTATGGCGCAGCCGAACCCGCTTCCGTCATGCGCAGCAATGAAGTCAGACGCCCAGCAGTCGCTCCCGCCGACGGCGTGCCATTGGTCACGGCCTGCCCGACCAGCGATGCGGCGCTGTTGCCAGCAGCATCTTTGATCGCGACAGCCCCAGGGGTGTAGCCGAGGGTGGCAACTTGACCAGCCGTCACAGCGGCGGCAAAGGTCAAGACGACGTTCGTACCGGACGCGACTGCACTTGTTGGCGCAACTGCCGCGCCTCCGTCGAGCACCAGCGCAAATGCTGCCGGCGTCGGGTTGTTGCTCGTCAGCGTTTCGTTATAGGTCATCGTCAGCGTCGCGCCGTTGATACTGGCCGACTGGATCACCGGTGCGGTGGTGTCGGCAGCCGCAACGTTGTTGGTGATCGCGCGACCGGTAAAGCTGACGGCAAGATTTCCAGCGGCGTCGCGCAGACCATTCGCCCCAGGTTGCGTATAAGCCAGCGTGCGGGCCGCTTCACCATTGACGAACGGCGTGCTCACCGTCAGGTTGACGACAGCACCGGAAATGGCTACCGCCGACACTGCGTGACCGCTGACCGTGAAGGCCGACGCCTCTGGAACATTGGCTGCGTCCAGCGCTTCGGACATCGTCACCGCCACGATGGTTGGCGTTGCGTTCGCTACGGCGGCGGCCGTGGCAGTCGGTGCCGTGGTGTCGCTGACCACTTGCGTGGCCGGCTGGGAAATTGAGTAGCGATAGCCAACGCCGTCGTACCAGAACTGGATTACGTTGGTGTAGCCAGCGATGTTCACGTATCCGAGAGAGCTTGCCCATTCAGCATCCGCTGCAGCAAAGCCGCCGGTGAAGGTCGGTGCATTTACACCATCTGCGATCAAAATCGCAATGCAGGACGCGCCCGGTTTCGCGTCGGCCGCAGGAACAAATGCGATAGGCCCGCCGACAGCTTGTTTGGTCATGGTGGTCGAACCAGAAAGCGGGATTGTGGTGCTGAAGTCAGCGGCACCTCCGCCAGCGATGGCCAGAACCGCCTCCTGCACGGTCGCATCTATGCTGCCCGCGCTACAGTGCACCCGGACTTTCTGGGTATTCAAATAGGGGCCGATGGGGGCCAGAGCGCCAACTCCTACCGCCCACGACTTAAGTGAGTTGGTGCCGCCGAGCGTCGGGTCCAGCAGGTAGGCCACGCCGACTGCGCCGGCTGAGCCGGTGATGACCAACGACTTGCCCTCGGGCAGCGTGATGGTCTTGGCGGACTCGCCTACTTTGATGGTGGTGGTCTGGGACATTGGCTATCTCGGCGGTGGAATGAAAAAAGCCCGCACGCGGCGGGCTGGCGGTGGAGCGAGGCGGGATTACGCGGCGGTCAGCAGCGCAATCAGGTCAGCCTTGTTGGCTGCGACCGGGAACGGGATGCTCTTGGCGGTCAGCGCGGCGTGCAGCTCGTCCTTCGACAGAGTGCTGTAGTCCGGCGCGGCAGCGCGGGCGGCGGCCAGATCGGCCAAGCGCTGGGCTTCGGCCGCATTCGCCTGCTCGCGCTCGATCAGTTGCTGCTCGCGATCGTCGAGCGACAAGGTGCGCTGGTTGAGCTGCAGTTCGCGGTCATCCAACTCGCCCGAGCGGGCCAACAGCTGGTCACGTGCTGCCAGAATCTCCGGCGCCGACGGCACCAGGCCGCCGGACTGAACCGCGCCGCGCAGCGCGTCATAGGACTCCTGATCGAACGGCTCGTGCTTCTCGGCGTCGAAGTCGGCCGCGTTGATGACGACGAATTCGCCCTGACTCGGATGGCTCGATTTGATTTTGATGGTGGTCATGTTGTTCTCGCAGGTTGCCCGGCGCCGCGCAGGCCGCCGGGTAGCGTTGATGGATTAGCCCAGCAGGATGCCGATGTGCTCATCCTTGGCCGAACCCACGCCCCAGACCAGCGCGATCTCCAGCTGCACCTGACGGTACTGCATGTACATGCTGATCTCGAACGACAGGCCCGAGATCGGGTCGGTCACGATGGTGCGATCGACAGCCGAATCACCCTGTGCCGGCAGTGCTGGCACGCGGGTCGCCAGCACAATGGCCGAGCGGGCGAAGAACATATTGCGGTAGCCCGCAGCAACCACCGTGATCGCGGTCGCGGCTGCTGGAATCGCCTGTTGCAGACCCGGAGCCGCCAGCGTAATCGTGCCGCCGTCAGCCGAGCTCGCATCGCCGCTCGACACCACATACTTGTTGGTATCGCCAGCAAACTGGATCACGTCGCCGGCCAGCTGGGAGCCAGTGCCCGCAGCGGCCAGAGTGATGACGGTGGCACCAACAGGATAGCCGGCCGCGTTGGTGGTCGCGCCGGCAGCAGTACCGGCCGCCGGGCGCTTGATCTGGCCCGACTGGCGCAGCGCGAAGTTCTGCAGGCGATCGGTGATGCCGTTGCGCAGCATGTCTTCACGGCCTGCCTCATTGACTTTGAACAGGCCCGACTGTTTGCCGCGCATGTTCTGCATCGCGGCGCTGCCCAGGACCAGCTGGAAGTCCAGGCCTTGGGCGCCGTTGTCTTCCAGGATGCGCAGTGCGCCGGCGGTGTCGCTCAGGTCGGCAGCCGTACCGAATGGCGCAGTGCCTGGGGTGCCATAGGCGCGGGAGGCCTTGACGTGCAGCGCAGCCAGGTCGCTCTCGACTTCATTGCACAGCGTGCGCATGCCTTGGGCGATCTGATCGCGCAGGATGATATTGTAGCTGGCGCCGTTGTTGTCCAGTGCCAGCTTTTCTTCACCATTCCAGCGGATCGGCACGCGGCGGGCCTTGGTCAGCGTCACCGACTTGTTGCCGATGTTCTGATCGCCATCATTAGGCGGCGTCACGGCGGGCGTGATGTCGGTCGCGGTCGCAGCTGGCGCGACTGGCGACGTAACGGTCTGGCCCACTGCGGCGCGGGCGAACGTCATGTCCGCGGTGACTGCAGGGATCATACCGACCTGCTCGCGGGACACGACGTCCATCGCGTTATAGATCGAGGTGATCAGGCCGGTCAGGTTGTTGGCGCCCAGCATGATGCCGGTTCTTGCCGAGTAGTTCCACAGGTAGCGGTAACCGATTTCCGCCGCAACGCGCGCACAGAATTCAGCCTTCGCCGGCACAGCCGCGACAACATCGCAGGCCTTGTGACCGAAGGCGGTGACCGCGTGAGCGGCCGAGGAGAAGGCCAGAGCGCACAGCGCCATGACCGACAGCATGGTTTTCTTCATGGTGTAGCCTTTTGGAAGTTGGTGGTTTGGAATTTGCGAAGCAGACAGGCCATCCAGCCCAAAGCACCAACCCCCATCCAGGCGTTGGCTATGTGTTGCGGGTGCTGCGGATACAAAAAAGGCTTGCTCAGTCGCAGGCCTTCGGTGAAGCAGAATGGTGAATCAGTCGACCAGTACGGCGCCGCCGGCCAGCAGGCCTGGGCGCGCGGATGGATCGGCGGCTTCGTACTGAGCGCGCGTGACTTGTTTCGCCGCACCGGCGCCGCCCTTGCCGCCTTGGGCGCCGCCACCGGAAGCGCCGCTGGCTTTCAGGATCTGGTCCTTGAATGGGCAGGCTTGCACCAGGTGGGTCAGGCCCTCGTCAAAGTCTGCGATCTCGCCGGGGCGGGTCGGCGAAAAGATCTTGTTACCAGCAGCGTCGTAAGGGACCATCTTGCCGTCTTCGACCTTGAAGTTGGCACCGAAATATGCCTTTGCCATCTCAGGATGGATTTGCAGACGCGCCGGATGCTTGTCATCGGTGAATAGCTTCGAGCTGGCGAAGCCGCCGCCGATCATGTGGGTGTTCAGTTCGTTGGTGCGCTTTTCCAGCTGCGCGCTCAGCTCTTGAATTTGGGTCGCGTTTGCCTTGGCTTGGGCAGCGACCTGCTCTTGAGCGGTCTTTGCTGCCGCGTCCTGGATTTCCTTGACCTGGGCAGCAGTCTTCAGGTCGCCGACGCTCAGGCTCTTTACGGTGTTCAGGGCGGCCAGCGCGGCCACGCCGTCTTCGATGCCATCGAAGGTCTTCAGCTTGGTTTCGGCGGCCTCGGCGCGCTCGCGGTGGCCCTTCGCCTCGCCGTTCAGCTTGGTGATGGTTCCCAGCGTGCTGTCGGCGTCAAATGGCGCCTCCGTGCCGTTCGGGTGGATGAAGATCGGCAGCTTCTTTTCGGCGTCCATCGCAATGGTGCCGTCGGCATTGAATTTGTATGGCATGGTCTGACTTTCCGGGCATCCGCCCTATCGATGGCCTTCCGGCCGTGCACCGCGTCGCGTCCGCTTGCGGCATAAAAAAACCGCCTCGAGGGCGGTGTGGTAAATCTGTGGGCGTAAAAAAAGCCGCCAGGTTGCCCGGGCGGCTCGTAAGTCGACGATGCCACTTCATGTGGCCTTCTCATAAATCTAGATTAATGCTTAACTGCAAAACAATCCAATCTCATGCGTCGCAATTTGTTAGTATCCTCGTTTCACTAACGAAATATGAAAGGAACTTTTATGCAAGCATGCGATTTCGAGACAGCGATCACTCGCGCGGCCAACCTCATGGATTTGGATGAGGAAGACGGTAGCTATGAGATGAACGAAAAGTCCGAAATAATAATTGACGTCTTAGCGGCTCTATATGCCCCAGAAGCGCGCAACGCAATCATGAGCGCCTTAGCTGAAGCGGCCAAGGTCCTCGTTGACGACAGCAGAACCAACTTTACACAGGAGCAGGATGAGGCAGCCCAGCGAGCCGAAGAGCTGCAATTTAACCCACCCAAGAACGACGACTAGGCCCGAAACAACTACGCGGCAACCACCCGCTTTCCCTTAAGCAGGCAGCATACGCAGATAATCTGCCGCGTACTGCCCTTCAGCTTGCGCGCCTGGGGCATGGCGCCCCTCCGTCGGTTAGAACGAAGTGCGCGGCCTGTTCGCCATGCGCCACCAGGTTGATCTTACGGATCGGCGCGCCACCGGGAAGTTTGACGCCGGAGCCGCCCATGCCCATATCCTGAACCTGATTGAGGATGGCCACGAGTCCATTCACCGTCAGGTCAGGCGGCAGCGGCGCGGTCAACAGTGATTTGGCATCGAAGGTCATGCGCCAGATTCTACATCAGTTCGCGTACTCCTCCTTGAGCTGCGACAGCTTCAGCGGCCGGCCGGACATGTCGACCAGTTCGCGCGGCGTCAGCTTACCGGCACGGAACAGCTCCGCCCTACCTTTGCCCAGTGATTCGTCCTGGTAGGCCGGCCCCATCATCTTGAGGAAGTCGGCGAAGGTGGACTTCGCACTGATCGGGCCGGCGGCCGAGGCGCGCTGGCCAGGCTCTGGCTCGTCCATGTCGATGCCCATCTCGCGCAGCGTCTTCATCAGAGCAATCTCGGCGCTGCGGCAGTTCCAGTGGCGCGGCACGCCGCCGTTCCATGGCAGGTCATTGCCGTTGATCGGCTCGTATTCCCAGTTCCAGCACGCGCCGCTGTAGGCGATGCACGTTAGGCTGGTGTGGCTGTCCAGAGTGCTGACTTGCATGAAGCCGTTGGTCACATCCTTGTTCAGTTGCAGCGTGGCGCGGCGCGCGGCGGCGGAGACGGTTGCCACGCTGGTCTGCACGATGGCGGCGGCGTTCTTCTTCGCCAGCGGCATCACGCCCGGGATGCCCGGTTGAATCGTAGGTGGCGCTGGAGTCGGCGCACGAAACAGCGCCGGTACCTTCGGATCAGCGGCAGGCGCTGCGATGATAGTTGCCTCTTGGCCGACGATGCGCTTGATGATCTGCGCATTCGTCTCGCCCTGCGCGGCGCCGATCCGGATCTGGGTCGCCACCTTGAACTGCGTGTCCTGCTGCTGGCGCAGCCACCAACTCTTCGCTGGCGATCCCTGGATCAGCACGTCACTGACCAGCTTCTTCAGGTAGCCCTCCGACGGGATACTCAGGCCCAGGCGCACCTCGGCGCTGATGTGGCCGGGCGCCGCGCGCTCGATCACAGTCGCCAGCGCCTTGCGCACGCCAAGCGCCTCGACCTCGGCCACGCCGAACAGATCCAGCTGCACCAGCGCTTTACCGTAGTAGCTGGCGATCAGGTCGTTCGACTCGCGCAGCAGCGCGGCCTTGGCCTGCTTGCCCATCACCGACAGCTCGCCGGCGTTGGCCAGCACGCCGACCAGATCCTTCTGCATCAGCACCAGCAGTGCGAGTACCTTGGCCTTGACCTCCGCCTCGGCGCGCAGCATCTTGATGCCGTTGCCGAGCAATACCTCAAGCAGCCACTGTTCAAGGGCGCTCATTATTCAGCAGCAGGCGCTGGCATCGGCGCTGGCGCTGGTGCCGGTGGCTGAGTACCAGGCATCGGCACATCGAACGTCGGCCCTTCCAGCTCCAGCTTCGCCTGGACGTCCTGCCACACCTTGTCGGGATTGATGATGCCGTAGCGCTGCATCTCCTCAAAGGCGGATTCCTTGTCCAGCAGGCCGTTGTTCACCAACTGGATCAGCGCCAGCACGAACGGCCCGGCTGTGGCCAGAATCGCGTCGGACGAGAAGTCGTCGTAAATGTCGACCGCGCCCTTGTATTCCAGATTCATCCAGCGGTGCATCATCTCCAGCGCGTTGTCGAGCGTGTCCTCTTCCGACTGCACCATCCGCGACAGCTGGCACTTGGCCTCGCCGTCCTCGATGTTGTTCTGCGTCGCGGTGCTGGCTACTTGCGTCTCGACCAACAGTTCGGCGCCCATGGCGCGCATCTGGTTTTCCAGATCCTGCAGGGACACGCGGCCAGCATCGATGGCCGCACCGGTGTGCTCAACGTACTTCGCCTCGGCGCCCATCGGCAGCCGCAGGAACGACTTCGCGCCGATCTCGACCTTGTCGTCGTCAGTCAGGCCGGTGATCGCCAGGATCGGCACGCGCGCGGTGTGCAGTATGCTGTCCTGGTCGCTCGACGACTGCCAGTGCTTGATGTTCAAGTCGGCCAGGTCCAGCAGCGGCGGAACGGCGGTCATAAACCCGGTCCGCTTCGTGTAGAACGTGACCAGCGGGATGAAGTCGATCGAGGTCGAGCCTTCCTCGAAAAGCGCCCATTCGCCTTTCCGTTGCTTGTCCTCGCGGTACGTGGCCCAGGCGCCTGGTATCAGCACGCGCACCTGCGGCACCGACTTCACGCCGAACTCGCCGTCGTCCTCCTCGATGCATTCCATCATGCGCAGCATGGTCAACCGCTCGACGCCGTCCGCGCCCTTCTGGCTGCGCCAGCCCAGCACCTGGCCGGGTTTGACGTGAATCATGTACGGGCGCAGGCCGGCGGCCTTCTCATCGGCCTTGGTGATGTACTTCTGGCGGCCCTCGGCATCGACCGTGGACGGCATGTCGACCAGGATGTGGGTCAGCCCCTTCGCCATGCCCTCGGTGAACACGCTGTGCGCGAACACGGTCAGATTGTTGCCGCTCAGGTCGATGTTGTCGAGCCACTCTTCGGCGGCCGGGTCGATGTCGGTGTACGTGATCGCCTCGGCGAACGGCTTGGCGGCCATGTTCTCCAGCGTGCGGCCCAGGCCATTGAACAGCGTCGACGTCGCCAGGCGGTAGTCGTAGCTCTCCTGATCTTCCGCCGGGAACTTCGGCAAGAACTTGACGCCGGCCGCGCGCATCGCCTTCGTGCCGCCGACCAGCGCATCGATCTTGGCCCAGTCTTCCTGCATTGCCGCGACCGCAGCTGAAATATCGTTGACCTTGGCCATGGCTTCCTTGCTTTAAATTCTGAGCGGCGCCGACGATCCGGAGCGCTTGACGATTGGGTACCGCTTGACGATGAAGTAGCCGTTCGCGTCGTTCGGGTGGTCATGGCCTGACTTCTTATCGGGCTGGCCGTCCGCGCCCCAGACCTGCTGCTCCAGCGCCTCGGTGGTCGTCGGGCACAGGTCGGTGTTGATCTTCCAGCGGCGCTCGCCGTCGGCGTTCAGGATCATGCCGTTGTAGGCGTTGACCCGATCTTTGACGGCCGGATTGGCCGGATTGACCTCGATCTGGAAGCCAGCCTGCCGCAGGATCGACAGGTCGGATTCGCTGGCGTTCTTGCTGGTGGTGTTGGCGCCAGAGGCATCCGGGTAAATCTTGACCTGGTGGCCCTTGTCCTTGAAGTCTTCCTTCAGGATCTTGGCCATGGCCGGCGTGTCGCGCACCTTCACGCGTTCAGCCAAAGTCAGCGGCAGGCCGTCGCGGACCACGTTCACGCAGGCCGTCATGTTGTTGACGTTGAAGTCCATGCCCACCTGCAGCGGCTCGCCGGGCAGGATGATCGCCGTCGAGCGGTTCTGCACGCGGTCGAAATCAGGGTAGACCGAGCCGCTCGTCAGATTGGTGAATTTGCCGCGCAGGTAAGCGTCGATCAGCGCCGGTGGGTAGCTGGCCATGAGCGACGGGATATAGTCGTCTGGCAGGTTCAGCTCGTTGTCGAACGTGCTGGCCTGGATCAAGCCGTACAGCGATGCCAGCTCGGGCTTGTCGCGCACCGCCTTCACGAACTGCTGGTAGACGAACTTGAAGCCCTCCGGCGTCGTCGTCACGTCGATCCCGTTCAACAGGCCCGGCACCTTGTAGCGCATCCGCGCGATGATCTTGCGCCAGGCCGTCTGGGCCTTCAGCATCGGCATCACGTCCAACTCGTCGATCAGCGCGTGGCCGATCTTGAAGCCGACGATAGTTTCCGGCTTCTCCATCGACCGGCAGATGACGGTGCCGCGGTAAAGTCGCCCCTCGTAGACCTCGACCTCGTGGTCGCCCTGCTTCACTTTGATGCGAAGGCCCATCGCGTAGGCCACCTCCTCCATCGTCGGATAGAAGATGTCGCGAATCTGCGGGTAAGTCGGCGCGAAGTAACCTTGGCTGATGCCAGGCCACTGCCAGAAGTGCATGCAAATGCCCACGCAACCAACGAACGTTTTGCCAGAGCCGAAGCCGGCCACATAGGCCTTATATTTGTGCGGCAACAGCAGGAACTGCGACTGCGGAACGTTCAGCTCAAGCTGGATCGTCATGGCGCTTGGCATCCTTCACGCCGATGAACACCTGCACCGGCGTTGGCGGCTGGTCGTTTTGCTCGGCCTTGGCCTTGTTCACGTATATGTCGCCCACCTCCTTGGCGGCCTGCTCGTAGAGCGTGGCGACCAGTTGCAGGTTGCGCATCTTCTCCGCCTGCTGCGCGAGGCGGCCTAAACCGCGCAGCCGGAAGGCCTTGCTCGCGATTGGGATTTCGTCAGCGGTCTCGCGAAACTTGGCGCGAGTCTCGTTGAATATCGTGCGCCACTTCTCGCTGAGGTTTCGACCCACATACGTGTTCGGGTCGTACAGCGAAACCTGCTGGCGCGGCACATCGAGGCCGAATTCTTCCTTTACTGCGATCGAGACCTGCGTCGGCGAGTCGTAACAGGCCAGCGCATTGACGATGTACAGCTTCACCTCGTCTCTCAGTGCGGCCATGTTTTAGTTTCCTGTAAAGCAACGTAAAGCCTACGCAGCCTTAAGTAGACAGGTTCCGCATGCCCTCGCGATGTTGAGTTTTGCCACCTCCGGCGCGGCGTTTGCAGCGGCAACCAGCTGGGCCAGCGTGCCGTCCGGATGGCCCACACCGTAGCGGCGTACCACGCCGACGAACTCCTCGACGTCGTGCCCGCGAATCATCAGCTTGGGCAATCCGTCCTTGGTGAATGCCGGGCCGCCGAAGAGATCGCGCTCCTGGCCGATGTGATACAGCTCGTGCTCGACCAGCGCGCAGAACTCCGCGTCACTGCAGGTCAGGCAGTAGCTGGCATCCAGGGTGATCAGGAAATCGGGAACCATGCCGAACCAGTCGGCCATCTGCTGTTGCTGGCGGCCCTTCTGCCACGGTCCACAGCGGAACAGCAGCTCTTCGCACTGGCCAATCACTGTGCGGCCCTGCTTGTTAAAGCTGCCAGGCGCCCACAGGAACTGCACGTCGCAGTACTCCAGGTGGGCGTGATCGGGATTGTGCAGCTGGCCGCCCTCGGTGAGGATCTCGGCCCGAGCCCAATTCAGCACCTCGGGTGCCGGCGCGTAGCGAGCGCTCAGCGGGTCGGTGAAACTCTCCGGCGGCAGTGGCCTGGTCCAGCCGGGCGCGGCGGCCTTCTTTGCCATTACAGCGGGTCGACCGCCAGCATCACAGGCGGCATCGTCACGCCCAGCATGGTCAGCGCGACTGACCCGCCGGCGGCCAGCATGGCCAGCTCGTTCTCGGACGGCTTCCAGTAGCTCACCACAGCAGGCATGCCCTCCACCTCGATACGGCTGATCGGCAGCGCGTCGCATGGCAACTGCGCCTGGTCCCATTCCTTGGGTGCTCCAAGCACTGCGTTGTTCGTATGGTGCTGGTGCTTGTTCATGTGTTACCTCGCTATCGTCGCCACCCGCTCAGGGCTGAAGCCGCAACTCCGTGCGGCCGGACCCACTCGGTCATGTTTCGTCGGCGAACTGCCCCGCTTTTACAAGCCCATCCGCTGGGTTGCAATGGCAGGTACAAGTCGTCTCTCATTTATACGTGTGAGCCCGGCTCACAGATTCGGTGGCAACCGGCGACGGAACCGGCGCTGCGCAATTCCCCGCCGACAATATAATAATCTGACATCAGTAAAATGACGCAGCATTGCATTTGAATCAAGTCGATAACGACCAGAATGGTACTATGGCCGACCAAACTCAATAGGACTTTTCGATGCGCTTGCTGTTCGTAGACGACAACTCCGATACGATCGAGCTGTATCGTGAGTATTTTGCATTGCTTGGCCACGAGGTGGATCTGGCACACACTGCCTACCGCGGATTAAACCTTGTAAGTGCGAATGAATACGATGCCATCGTCCTGGACATCATGCTGCCCGATCTTGATGGCTACGTGCTCGCATGCCACATCAGGAGACTATCCGCGTCTCGCAAGCATCTCAGTCTCGTAGCGGTCTCGGCAACTCCTTTTGAGCCAACACACCCGCTTGCTGCGACGGCCGACTTTGACGCCTACCTGTTAAAGCCAGTTCATCTGGATGTCATCACCGCATCGCTACTGCGGTACGCGGAGTGACCGTCGAATAAAAGCACCGATAGCGCGTTTCCCGCGGCAAAGGTCCGGCAGGCGCCGGGAGACTCTGGAGCGGGCAACGGATTCGAACCCGCAAATGTCGGCTTGGAAGGCCAACGCAGTACTGTCCTGCTCTGCCCGCCAATTTGGTGGATTTCCCAGAAACGGAAGGCCTGTCTATCGATTCCTCGCCAACATCGGTTCACCCTCGGTTCAACTCTCGCGCACGTAACTGACAACCGCTGACAACACTAGTTTTTTGCGCTAACATTTGATTACAGATTGACATTATTCTCGGGAGAGCCAAATGCTAAATCTCGCGGAAATTGAGCGAAAAATGCTTCGCGCCAACGATGCTCTGACCACCGATGCCGCCGGCGCTGAGACGCTGCGCGGCCTCACAGTAGACGAATCGCAGTTCGTTCTCGCAGTGGAGAGGACTGCGGCTGAGAACGTTGGGGCTTCGGAATCGGCGGCATACCGGCAGTTGCGTGATCGGCATGTCACCTCACGACAATTGAACAGCCTCCGGCTACGACCGAATCGCCTTGGCACCGGCGAGAAATAGAATTGACAGTGCCCAGGCTTCAGTGCGAGGCCTAATCCGTGTCGATCTGGGCGTGTGCTGCGCCAGCTATATTTTTGTGAGAGAAGCCAACGTCCTACGCTTAGGCGGCGAACTCGGGATTGCATACCATCGACTCTGGGAACATAGTCGTTGTCTGCGACAGCTACCAGGAGAGTGAAATGCTGGATCTCACACGTCAGGGCCGCGAGTTCCTCCACTCTGTCAATGCTCTGTCTTCTGATGAAGGTGGTCACGAGATATTGGTTGGCTTATCTTTCGCAGAGTCGCACTTTTTCCTTCGCTACCAAACGCAAAACGCTATGGCGAAAAACATCAGCAATGTCCTCAAATATAAGTGCTTGGCGGATCGCCATCTGCTTGCAAGGCGGACAAAAATTTCAAATAATCATTGCCCCGGCAATTAAACGAAGCGCAGTAAGCAACGCTTCCCGCAATAAGCAGTGCATGCTTCCGTTTTCTACCCCCGTGTTTCATCTACGAGTCTTATTTACGCCTAGATCACGGCTGACACAGTTAACGTGCTACGGTGTTCTTTCACATAAAGAGGTGCCAAATGGACTTCAGGAAAAACTTCGATATAGCACAAGCAATCGAGAACGGACTCATTGTTGACGACGCCTTAGGTTCGGCTGCGGCATGGGACTTTTTAATCGACCACGGAGTAGCTGCACCGACGATTTTACGGGCGCTCGCGTCTCAAACTCACCGCCGACCGCGACGTCCCTCGCCAAAGCACATTTCAGTCGCTACGGGCACTGAGTGAAATACCATTCGGCGGCAAAGTATATGCCCTTGGTAACCGAAAAGACAAAGCTTGCAATTCGGGACATTACGGTTGGCCTTAGAGGCAAGATTGACGCAGTAAATGCGTCGAACCCTCTCGACACGATTGTGACGGACATGTGGGTGAGCCGAGAACCAAATGGCGCGTATCTGCATTATAAGGACGGGCCAGATGGCGCCGCAGTCTACCTCGGCCCGGCGGACGTAGTACGGACAATCATCGCAAAGACTCGTCCCACGCCAAGCCCAATCAGTGTCGCGACGCTGCTGGCCATGGCCTCATTGTGGTAGCCGGAGGTGACATGCTTAAATTAAATCCAGAGGAACGAGCTCAACTTGGCCAGTCCGGGTCCCTATCAGTCGACACTGCGGGGAACGAGACTCTTGTAGGCTTGACCGCCAGTGAGTCGGGATTCGTCCTGCGCTACCAACGGGAATTTAACGACCGCCAATCTCTGGCCGAGCAACACGTCTACTTAAGGCTGAGGCAACGACACGCAACAGCGCACGCGTCGACAGTGGAGCTGCTAACCGCGATGACGGAACAACTTCGCCGCAGTGGTCAAAGCAGTACCAAAGACTACTGCGAGCGCCCCAAGCAGCCATGCGACATTGACGCTACTTTGGACCTGGCCCTGGAGGAAAGCTTTCCTGCTAGTGACCCTGTCGCCATATCTATCACAGCAAAGGAGCGGAATATCTGGACTCTAATCGGCAACGATTTCCGATGGTTGGCGACTCGCCGGTAACAGGTGCCACCCAAGCTGTAGCCGAATTTCATCCGCAGACGGCGGCGGATCGTCAGACCGGGTGCGGTCGTCCAAGTAGTCACGGATGAGCTGCTTTGTCGGGTGCGTCGTTTGCGTCATGGCCGCCTCGCGAAGTGGCGCCGAAATAGAAAAAGCCACCGCAAGGGTGGCTTCGATGTTTGCTCCAGCGCTATCTGCGAAGTGAGCGGTACACGCGAGCGAAAGCATCAAACGATCTGGGTGCTATCCTCGAATCACTGCTAGCGGTGAGGCTCGAAGCCTGCATTACGACACGCAGTGAGTGTGTAAGACTGCACGTTAACCTACTCTTTGCGGCCGTGTCAACGCTAATTTGGTTTCGAAAGGCGAGCGCCCATCTGTTCAGAATGCAAAAGCGACCGAGCTATATCCAGCAACGCAGTTCCGCAGTTCAGTCCAGTGGGCGCCGCCGTCATGCGAGACTTTGAGTACGTCTTGATCGCCGCTAATCATGACCCCAGCATAATGCATTTCTATGCGCTCGACGATGATCTTCGACGGAGGAGTGACCCGCAACTGCAGAACAATTTTACCTCGCCCCGAACGAATAGTGGTCAGTGCCCCCTCCTGCGTGACGTCCCAGTTCGCGTCCGAAACGGAATAAACATTATTCTCGATTGACAGTGTGGGACATCCGTCTTTATCCGTGAAAATTCCCGAGAGTAAATATGGCTGACGCGGCACTTCTGGTGCCTTAAGGGACAAAATTGGCTCCCCATTGATGGAAATGAGAACCGGACAACCTATGATCGTGCTGCCCGCGAATACCACTTCCACTGGCGTAGTTGAGAGTAGATCAAACACCTCGCTTGCAAAACCTTGCTCACGACATTTCGGAGCTGCATTTGCCGCTGCCACCGCTTCACGAGACAACGTCCCACGCGCCCTTTTTTGATTACATTGCATGCAGAGCAGCGTCATGCCGTCCGGATTGTGCGACGTCGCGTCCGAGAAATCAGGATCGAAATGCTCAATATCGTAGAATGCTAGCCCACAACGAACACACCCAAAACCACAACGCTGACGAATCTCACGTGCAATCCCGGCCGGGACGTAGCGATCCAAATCATGCTGATTTTTAGCCATAGCCCCAACCCGTATAATTGAATTTTTTAATTATACGAGACGAAGCATTCCGGCGGCTCGGGAATTATGCGCTTGCAACAAACCTTCTAACTCGCTGACCATGTCCAGCACGCGCTCGCGCTCGAATCCCTGGCCGCCCACCTGACTCTTACCGGTGCCTTTGCAAGGCACGCAGATCCGGCGGTCCACCGCATTGCCGCTGCCGGAGCATGATTCGCATCTGCCGTCCAGCCAGTGCACCAGCGAACGCTCAGCAACACGACGGTACAGCGCCTCGGCGGCCTGACCGTCCCATGCGTTGCCGATTTTGACCCACTTGCGCTCGCGGCCCTTCTCGATCACGCGCGCAGTCCAGATGCGCAGTAGCTGCGCGAGGTTGGCGCTGCCGGACTCGAACAGCTTGTGCTGCGTGCCGTCGGCGTACTTCACGCGCGAAAGCAGCGAGCCGATGCCAGCGCCGGCCGTATCCGCCAGCGCCGCCGCGCACAGCGGGTCGGTGTCGTGATGGTGCGCGTCGTCCTGCAAGTTGGTCGAATTTACGGCGTGAAGGAAGCGGTCGGCGAAGCCCATGGATTACCTCGATATGGAAGCCCGAACGTTAACACATCCATGAAAAAAAGAAAGAGGCATTGCCTGGAATCTGTTGTTCTGCATCACCTCCACTTCTTGTTGACCTTTGGCGGCTTGGGTTTCTTCGGTGTTGGCTTCGGTCTCTCCGCTTCGAGCAACGCCGATTCGGCCGGGTCGCGGTAGCATGCCGATGGCAGCGCGCGGCTGCGTTCCGGCGACTGGCGCGCCGGCGCGAGCATTACGGCCAGCAGTTCATCCTTGCTGAGTGGCGCGTTCATTCGCCCTCCAGTTCGGTGACAGCCCTCAACTGCGCGGCCAGGTAGACACCCATCTCCAGCACCGGCAGCGCAATCACGTAGTGGCGCACAGCCAGACGAACAGCGGCGTACTCACCGGTCGTCAGGTCCAGCAGCGTGGTCGGCCTGGCGAGCGCCTTTGAATGCGCGGTCCAGGCCTTCGCGCCGGCGTCGTACGCTGGTCGGTTGCCCTGCTGCGCCCAGATCGCGCACGCGGTCAGCAGGTGCTGGCTGAGCGTGTTCGCCATGCGGCCCGTGGCAAGGCCGCGCTTCGCCGCATCGAGTGCAGTGAGCACGGCCATGCGGATCATGAACACGTCAGCCGGATCGAGCAGCCGCTTCGCGGCGAGAACGTCGAGTGGATTGGCAACA